CATTATTTGATAAGCTTTTAGAGAAGCAACTAGTACTTAAGGGAGTTATTTCTCCCGATGATTGGCCAGCAATTGCGGCTAGTATTAGATATGACTTTATGAGCGACAATCATTTTGAAGAGTTGAAGACGAGTGAAATTTTGAGAGAACGACTAGGTATTCTCAGAGACATTGATGATTATACAGGCAAGTACTACTCGCAAGACTGGGTACGTAAAAATGTTCTATATATGTCTGAAGATGAAGTTGAGAGAATGGAAAAAGAAATTGAAGAAGAAGAGAAGGAAAATGCCGATGAAAGCGGTGATTCCGATCCATTTGCTTAAATATAGACACTAGTTGTAATAAAATATAAATAACATTATAGAATAAAGGAGATAGTAATGAGCGTTAAAGAATTGATTAAAACTGCGATGAACAAAGATGCAACGGAATTCGAATCTAAGTTCAACGACATTATGGCAGACAAGATGACATCTGCTATCGAAAACAAATACACTGACATGTTTCAGCCCGAAGAGGCTGAGAGCATTGAAGTGGCAACAGACGAAGAGTAAGGGGCTACCATGAAAAGCTTTAAAGATATGTTCTCAGAAGCCAAAGTTGCTAAGGGAGTTAACGATGGTTCTAAGGAATCCGGTCTCACAAAAGTGAAGTCGGAAGATGAGCAGAATTTCATCAATAAGCATATTGCCACCAAACAAGATCACCCAGTAGCGGGCGATGATCAATTTTCTGGTGAAGTCAAAGGCATGAAGAAGCGTAAGCCTCGTCCTGCTGATGTCTCTAAAGAAGACGGCGAAGATATGAATGAGATGACTGATGCTCAGAAGCTTAAAAGAGATGAGATCGTATCGGCCATGACAGGTAGGATGACAAGATCATTTGAATTATCTGTTGAGGAAGAAGTTGAAGTTGCTGAAGAAGTTTCAGAAGAAATCGAAGAGATTGAACTATCTGAAGATGTAGTATCAGACTTACAAAATATTGTTAAGTCGAAGTCAATCAAACAAGTCAAATTTAAAGACGGCAAGAAACAAAAAGTTGATCTGACTACAGCATCTATGGTACTCTCCATGCACAAAGCGTTAAATACACAGAATAAAAAGAAAGTCGAGTCTATGCTGAACGACAGTAAAAAGTTCATGCAGATCGTACAATTCGCAATGCAAGCAGGTAAATAGAATGGCACAAGAACTTAGAGGCACAGGAGTACTAGTATCTTTGGCAGGAGCCGCTACTAGTGCGGCGGGTCATTCAGGAACCACAGCAAGTAGAGTTAGAATTTGTAACGAACTCGCTAGTGGTCTTAATACAATTGTTATTAATGCTGTTGCCGCAACTGCTGATCGTGAAGCAGGTCTCGCATACAGCTTCAAGATGCACCCAGGCGATTCTGTAATCATTGAGAAGCAAGTCGGTCAGACAATTACGCCTACCGGCGCTATCTCGTACACACCAGTTGTTTACAGGTAAGGAGCAAATATGACACTATTAATTAAAGAGTTAGTCGAAGACGTTCAATATATCCAAGAAGATATATTAGATGAAGAAGGCAATAAAAAGGGTAAGAACTACTTCATCGAAGGTATCATCATGCAAGGTGATATCAAAAACAGAAACGGACGCATGTACCCTGCGGCTATCTTAGAAAAAGAAATGAAACGTTACAATGAAACTTACGTAGAAAAGAACAGAGCGTATGGCGAACTTGGACATCCAGCTGGACCTACTATCAATCTAGATCGTGTATCTCACATGTTCACTGAATTAAAGAGAGATGGATCTAATATTGTAGGTAGAGCTAAGATTATGGAAACTCCCATGGGTAATATCGTTAAAAATATTATCAATGATGGAGGTCTCGTAGGGATCTCTTCTCGTGGAATGGGATCAATTAAACAGAACAAGAACGGCATTATGGAAGTTCAGGACGATTTTATGCTGGCAACAGCAGGAGACATCGTTGCTGATCCATCGGCTCCGGACGCATTCGTTAAGGGTGTTATGGAAGGCGTTGATTGGGTATATGATGTAGCATCATCTTCATGGGCAGTTGCTAACGTATTTGACCAGATTGAAGAAGAGATTAAGGAGACCGCTAAAATTTCTACTAAAGAGCTAGAGATCAAGGCAGCCGCCCTTTTTGAAAAATTTGTAAGTTCATTGTCAAAAACATGAATAATATAAATAAAAGAACAAACCTACTATTAAAGGAGAAACCAAATGAGTGAAGAACTAGAGATGAATCTAGATTTAGACGAAGCGAAAGCAACGGGTGAAGACTCGAATTCTGCTGATGCAGTCTCAGGTACCGGAGGCGCTGTCAAAAAGCGTAAAGGCGACTTGAAAAAGAAAGTAGACGCTAAGGCTGATGACATCGAAGATGATGTTAAAACCCCGCAGGGCACAAATGACGCAGGCTTGAAAGAGTCTATTGAGCGTATGTTTGAAGGCACTGATCTGTCTGAAGATTTTAAAACACAAACAGTAGCAATCTTCGAAGCCGCTGTACACGAAAAGGTGTTAGCCGAAACAGCTACACTAGAAGAAAAGTTTGAGAGTGATCTTCAGGAGCAAGTTGATGCTACTGTTGACGAGTTGGTAGAAAAAGTTGATCAATATCTAGACTACGTTGTAGAAAGCTGGATGGATGACAACAAGGTTCAAATCGAAAGCAACGTAAAAGTTGAAGTCGCTGAATCACTACTGTCTGGTATCAAGGGGCTTGTAACTGAGCATAACATGGAAATCAATGAAGAGCAAGTCGATGTAGTTGCTGATTTAGAAGGAAAGCTCGAAGAGTCTACTGCTAAATACAATGAAATCGTTGAGCAAATGATTGAAGTTCGTGAAGCAAAGCAAAAAGCTGATCTTGAAATTGCATTCAAAACTATTTCTGAGGACTTAACCGACACTCAAGTTGAAAAATTGCGTGTTCTCTCAGAAGGCGTGTCTTACGAATCAATTGATGAGTATAGCACTAAAGTCGAGGCTATTAAAGCCAACTACTTTATTGAGTCTGCACCTGTTGTCGAAGATGAAAGTGATCTTCTTCAGGAAGAAGTTGCGGAAGAAGCAAAGCCAGCTGCCATTGATCCAATGGTTGCACGTTATGTTGATTCGCTTTCCCGTTCTAACGCACAATAAATTTTTATAAATAACACTAAGTAAAATCTCAAAAAGGAGAACCACAATGAGAAATGAAGAACTAATGAACAAGTGGAAGCCAATCTTGGAGCATACTGCTCTTCCTGGCATCCAAAATTCTCACAGAGCGGCAGTCACTGCTACTTTGCTAGAGAACACAGAAGCCGCAATGGCACAAGGCGAGATTATGGCGCCTACATCATTGCTAGAAGCCGCACCAGCTAACTCAACTGCTGATATGGCTAAATATGATCCCGTACTGATCTCACTAGTACGCCGTGCAATGCCTAACTTGGTTGCATATGATATCGCAGGCGTACAGCCGATGACTGGCCCAACTGGCTTGATCTTCGCTATGCGTTCTAAGTACGAAGACACATCTGGTAAGCCAGAAGCCTTCTACGGCGAAGCAGATACCGATTACTCCGGTGCTGGTACTCATGCTAACGCATTGGGTGCAGGATCAGAAACAACTGGTACTGGCCTTGCTACTGCTGATGCAGAAGCTTTGGGTGATGGAGCAGGTGATGAGTTCGCTCAGATGTCTTTCTCAATCGAAAAAGTATCTGTAACTGCTAAGTCACGTGCTTTGAAAGCTGAGTACACAACTGAACTTGCTCAAGACCTTAAAGCTATCCATGGTTTGGATGCTGAGACTGAGCTTGCTAACATGTTGTCTGCTGAGTTGCTTGCTGAAATTAACCGTGAAGTAATTCGTACGGTTTACACGAATGCTAAAGCTGGTTCACAGGGCGGTGTTGCTACTAACGGTACTTTCAACTTAGACGTTGATGCAAATGGTCGTTGGTCAGTAGAGAAGTTCAAAGGCTTGATGTTCCAAATCGAGAAAGAAGCGAATCAAATCGCTAAAGACACTCGTAGAGGAAAAGGTAACATGATCGTATGTTCATCTGATGTTGCTTCTGCA